GCAAACAAGGTAGACGTTGAAAAGTTCCGCACCGATCCGCAGTACGCCCAGCGTCTAAAGGCCCTTCATGGCGATGTTGATGCAGATTTTATAATCAACGACATGGGAGGCAAAGGCGGCAAAGGCGGCAAGGGCGGTGGCGGCGGCAAGCGCGTAGACAACACGCAGGAGAAATGGCACAGCGCCGAAGAGGGCTGGCGCAAGAAGATCGCCGACATGCAGGGCCAGAAGGACGTCCAGACGCTAGCGAAGGACTTCGCCGACATGGACAAGCAGCTGAAAGGCTCGTCCGTGGACATGAAGGCGCTGAAGAAGGACTATCTGGAGGCGTTCAGTACAAAGTACGCCACCGACCTGAACAAGGAGATCCTGCAGCTTCGCGGCAACGAGGCCGAGCTTGCCAGGATCGACATTGAGGAGAAGTACAAGGCCAAGGCGGCCGCCATCGAGGGCATGGCTGAGGAGGCCAAGAAGCTTGGCATCACGGTCGAAGACCAGACGCCGAAGCTTGCAGAATACCGCAAGCTTCTGGAGGGGCAGGCGCGGGAGCAGCAGCTGGAGAAGGAGCTTCCCTACTACGAGAAGTTTAGCTGGTTCGACGGCATGAAGAGCGAGGCTCTCGCCAAGCAGAACAAGCTTATCGCCATCCAGGCGGAGAAGATGCGCGGCACCATTCCCGACGAATTGATCGAGCGGTGGAAGGAGCTTGAGGAGCTGCAGAACCGGGTCAAGAACGGCAACGACGTCTTGGCGGGCATCGCTTTGGGCGCGAAGAAGTACGCCCTTGAAATGGGCAACCTCGCTGAAAACGTATCCGATCTCGTCCAGAAGAGCTTCGACGACATGGCGGACGCATTTACCGACTTGGTGATGACGGGCAAGGCCAGCTTCACCGACCTGGCGAACTCCATCATCCGCGACCTGATGAGGATTGCCATCAAACAGGCGATCATCGGCCCGATAGCGAATGGAATAGGAAGCCTGTTTGGCGGGCTGTTCAACACTGGCGGAGGCATGTTTAGCAAGGCGGCCAGCGGAATCTCAGTGGGTTCGTCTGTCTCAGGCGTTGCAGGCGCTATCGGTGCCAGTACGAGACTCGTTGCGGCAAAAGGGTACGTCTTTACCGGCCTCCACGGCTACTCCAATCAGATTGTTGATCGTCCGACATTGTTCTCTTATGGCTCCCAGTTGACAAAGTTTGCAAAGGGTGGCGTAATGGGCGAAGCGGGGCCGGAGGCGGTGATGCCTTTGACCCGCACGGCGTCTGGACACCTTGGAGTGCGCTCCGACAGTGGAAATGCGCCGATTGTCAATGTCGTCATCAACAATGCAACGGGCCAGCAGGCCAGCCAGCAGACCAAGACCGACAATCAGGGCAACAAGTCCATCGAGGTCATGGTCGGCGACATGGCGGCGCAGCAGATGATGAAGACGGGAACTGCCTTGAACAAGGCGGCAAGATCGTTCAGCGGAGTCAGCCAGCAGGTGACGAGGAGGTAGAATGGCGGTTTACAGATGGCCCACGAGCCTCCCTCAGAAGCCGCTGATCGACGGCTACAAGCGCGTCGTGCCGAACAACCTGATCCGGTCGAGCATGGACACGGGAAGCGACAAGGTAAGGAAGCGCGGGCGCTTCAAGCCGCAGGAGATCTCCGCGACCTACGTCCTGACCGCCACCCAGCGCAACGCCCTTGAAGCCTTCGTCCACGACAATATCGCCGAGGGAGCCATCTGCTTCAACTGGCCCCATCCCGAACTCAACAAGCTCGTCAGGGCGCGGATCAAGGCGTCCCAGGACGGCATTCTGGAGTTCAGCCCCTATGGCACGACGAACCGCTGGCAAGTCACGCTGAAACTTGAAATCTGGCCCGAGGTGCGTGCGTAATGCCTCTTTCTCCTACCACGCGGCGCGACATCTTCAAGCAGGAAAGCGAGAACACGGACATCGTGCTTCTCACTATCACGCATCCGAAATGGAAGACGCCAATACTGCTGTCCACCCACGAAACGAAGCTATGGAAGATCGACAAGGAGACGGCCACGCCCATCTACGGCACCTACAGCCGGAAGAAGTGGTACGTCTATGTTCCGCTGCAGGCCAGCATCCCTAACTCGTCTGCGGAGCAGGCCCCGGAGGGGAAATTCACCATCTCCAACGTCACCCGCGAGGTGGCCCCGTACCTCAAGATGGTGGACACCGAATATCCCAAGATCACCATCGAGGTGGTCAATAGCGCCACGCCGGACGTGGTGGACATGCGGTTCCCAGAACTCGATCTCCAGAACGCCACATGGAACGCCGACACGGTCGAGATCACCGTCAAGAGCGACATTGCGGCCTCCGAGCCGTCGCCGTGGCTGCGCTTCTCCCTCTCCTACTTTCCGAATCTGGTGCGCTAATGGACATCAAGAAATACATCGGCATCCCCTTCAAGGACGGTGGGCGGGACTTCTCCGGCCTCGACTGCTGGGGGCTTGTGCGCCTCGTCTGGCACGAAGAAAGGGGCATCCTGATGCCCGACATGGGCGACGAGTACTCCAGCGCCTTCGAGCGCGGGGACGTCTGCGGCCTGTTTGGAAAATACACCGCGCAGGACTGGAATATCGACGTGACGGACGAAGAGCGCAGGCCCTTGGACGTGCTGGTGTTCACGATTGGCGGCCTGGAGATTCACGCCGGACTCTGGGTTGGGGACGGCGAGATGCTCCACGTCATGCAGGGCATGGCGACCGCCGTGGAACGGTACGACACGTTCAAATGGCAGCGGCGTCTGAGCCGGATCCTCAGGCCGGCGGGAGCGTAGAGCATGGCAGAGACGAAGGACTGCGAAGTCGTCCAGGTCATGGGCAGGCGGTGGGACTCGTCCCGCCCTGCCCTGTTCACGGCGGTCGAGGGCCTGTCGCTGGAGGCCATCGTCCTCCGCAGCATCGAAGAGGCGTACAGGGACAAGATCTACAACAAGACGCAGCGCCGCATCCTGCTCAAGTACGCCAGATGCCGCGTCAACGGCGTGGAAAAGGCGCGTGAGCACTGGAAGCATATCTACCCGCAGAAGGGCGACCGCATCGAGATCCTGCACGGCGTCAGAGGCGGAGGAGGCGGTGGCGGGGGCAAGAACCCGCTGGCCACCATCCTGTCGGTGCTGGTTGTCATCGTCGCAACGGTAGCGACATGGTGGGCGGGCGGCCTCGGCGGGCAGCTTGCCATTGCGGGTATGACTGTCCAGATGTCCACCTTCGCCACCACGATGATCGGCCTCGTCGCGGCTGGCGCTCTCATGGCGATCAACATGCTCTTCCCCGCCAAGCCCCCGTCAATCGGCGGCCTCGGCGGGACGGGCAATGCTGAAAAGGAAAGCCCCACCTACTCCATCAACGGCGGCAAGAACGCCCACAACATCGACGGATATGTGCCGCTCGTCCTTGGGAAGCACCGCCAGACGCCTCCCCTGGGCGCGAAGTCGTGGACGTGCTGGCACGGAGACGACCAATATTTCAATATGTTAGTGGTCTGGGGCCACGAGCATGTGGAGGTCTCAGACTTCCGCATCGGCGACACCGCCCTGTCGAAATTCGAGGACGTGACGCACGTCTTCCACCAGAGCACCTGCGGCAAGGGGCTGAAATACTTTGGCTGGCAGTACAACGAGGAATCCGTCGGCGCGACGCTCGACACGGGCTGGACTGTCCGCACCGTCGGCGAGGGCACCGCGCTGTCCGTGGACGTGGAGTTCCCCGGCGGCCTATGCAACATCAACCAGAAAAACGGCAACAAGCAGCGTAGAGCCATCGACATCGAGCTGCAGTACAAGACGACCGCTGGCGGGACGTGGCGGGGATTCGCCACGAAGGTCGAGCGCGGCTTCGGCGGGAAGACGCTGTCCTATTCGCAGGAAGAGCTTAACGGCTATGTCTCCGTCTTCTACGTCAATGGCGACATCCGGGTCGTGCCTCGCGGGCAGTGGGTGAACGGCGGCGTCTGCGTCTTCCCGCCTGAAGGCGATGTGCGCGTGTATGGCGGCAATTTCGTTTCCACGGACATCGACGGCGGAAGGCTGAGAGTCACGGTCTCCCATGTCTCGTTTTCGGTTGGGCGTTGGGGATACGGAACCTACACGCTTGGCCGCAGGAGCAACGTCCGCTACATCTACTCCGAATACGACAACTACGGCGCCGGCTACAGCGGCAGTTCCGTCTACTACATCGACAACCCCATCACTATCGGTGTCTCCAAAGAAGGCAATGTCCACAAGGGCAGCGGCTACCGCAATTTGTACCCCTCCAAGTCTTCCGGCGTGTCCGGCGGCGGTGTGTCGTGGCGCAGGCTGGATGGCGCGTGGTACATGTGGAATGACAGCACCATCTGGTATGCCGACGTCGGCGGTGGCTCCTTCACCATAGAAGGCTCCGGCGTCGCCACCATCGCGGCCGCAAAGCAGAAGAGGATTGTCCGCAATTACCAGGTCACTGGCCTCCCGCTCAATTCCTACGAC